TGGTGCGCTCAGCGTGCATCTAATAAAAGACTTAATTTATTGTTCTATATGTATTTTTATTTAACAATAAATACTTGTAACGCAAACTGTAACGCAACAATAAAAAGTACCTCGGATTGAGACTCGAACTTGCGCCACAGTTTCCGGAAAAGACTAAGCCCTCACTTAGAGGGCTTTTTTATCATGCTCGATCAAGACTTTTGAAATCTCTTTGGCAATCAGCCAGGCTTTAGATTCCACCAGCTTCGCTTCCGCATCATTGGAAATAAAACCGACTTCAAGAATTAACCCGCCATTGTCTACAAAGGCTAGTTTGCCACGTGCCGACTTGGACTGATCAATCCAGCCATTATCCCCGCGCAATTTAGAACCGGTCACATTCTGCACCGCTTTGGAAATCTTCTGGGCCAGTAGCTTATCTTTAGGCAGCGAAATCGTTTCAATACCTACGGCGCTCTTATTTGCTGCCGCATTCATGTGAACTTCCAGCGATACGCTTGAACCTTTAATCAATTTGACTGCAGATGATAAAGGATCGTTCTGGGTACCAATGCCATCAGTCTTGACCTGCACACCAGCTTCACGCAAATAGTAGGCCAATGCATTACGGATCGTCACCACAAATTCAGATTCTTTCATCCTGCCATTCACCGCACCTGGATCCGTATTGGAATGTCCAGCAGTGACAGTGACAAAGCCTAAAGGCTGCTGATGTAGTTCCGGCTGTTTCTTCAATCGGGCCAGCGTCATAGCAATAGCCACGATACCACCCACCCATGCAGCTGCATTATCTGGAATCATGTCTTTCAGTTGCTGTGGGATTAAGTTCCACAGATAGACAAGTTGCTCAGAAAACAAAATTAAGAGCGTAAAAAAGGCGCTTAAGATAGCTCCTAATTTCACAGTTAAAAGCTTATAACTTTCTTTCCAGTTGTCGATTAGTTTCATTGATCTTCTCTCAATCGCTTTAAAGTTAATTCGTGAATTTCTTGAGCACGCTTATTTTCTTGTCTGCGGTAGTACCAATTAACAATTAAGCCGGCAAAGGCCACAAAAAGCCCTGCCCATGGCAAAATATCAATTGATAGCATCCAAGCAAAAAAACCGCCCAAGCCCCCTATATAAGTAGTCTTGCTTGCAACATCACTAATGACTGTCGCTGTATCTGCTGTTAATTGCGCTCGCACAGATATGCGCCCCTATGTAAGACAATAAAAAAGCACCCGAAGGTGCTTTGTGCTTAAAGTTCTAACTTTCAGTGGTTGCTTGTGTAATTTGTGCTGAATAGTTCCATGATGTCGGCTTCCACACATCCCGCGCAGCAACACGCACATAATATGTTGTCGTTGATTGCAAACCGCCAATCGTGCAAGCATTTTCGGTACCTGTCCAACGTGCTGCCGTTGCATCAGGATCAAAGTTCGCATTGGTACTGATCCACACCTGGTAATCTTTCAGATCCGGCACTTCACTTGGAATCCAAGTCACTGTGATCGAATCTGCAGTGGCAGACGTGTACACGTTCAACAATTGTGGTGGCACTGGATTACTGATATTCAGCTCTGCAAAAGTGCTGACAATCGAACCGTTTTTACTTGCGACACGTACTGTATAAGCTCGTTGAATACCATCAATTTTTGCTTCATCCATACTGTATGAATAATCGGTATTCGTCGTTTCAACTGTACGAAGCAATAGACCATTTGACCAAATCTGAACAATATAACCTGTCGCGCCAGCTACACTTTGCCATTGAACTTTAAAGCTTGTGCCTTCAAATGCAGACTGCAGCGATAAACCTTTGACACCTGCAGGACGCCCCCCGTTGATGGTGTAACTGTATGCCGTCACTTCATCCAAGGTTTCTTCTTTTTGCTCAAGACCATTGAAGCTTGTGAACTTCAAATAAATCTGTTTTCCCACCATATTTGAGTTGAAGTCATATTCAAAAATGGCTCGGTCAATACGAACAAATGATTCACCTGCATTATGTGTACTTGCATCATCAAAACGGCCACGAAGCATGCCACTTAATGTATAACGCCCTGATCCATCCAAGGTTGCATCAATATAGTTGATATATTCATCACCGACTTTACACAGTGTTGCATCAACTTCAGCATCTTCAAGCGTACCACCAAAGATTTGGCTTGAAGTATTCAATTGCACTTGCATCGATGTGTCATCCGCATCAATGGCTGAAACTAAGGTACCGTAACGAGCAGAGCCATAAATGGTCCCGATCATTTCGTATGTTGTATTGTCCAAACTTGCCCAGACGTTACAGCCACCCCAATTAATACCACCAGATGCAGCTACCCAAATCTGATTTTTACCATCCGTCAATTCTAAAGGAGGCTCAAAAATTGCTGGTGCATTGACGTTGCCTGGTTCTTCATTGCCACCTTGGTACCCATTCGATGATTGCAGATCATACTCAACTGCTGAACGAGATCCGACTGCCAGCTCTTCAGCTGTAATCGAAAGCACACCTTCTTCATCTTCTTCAACTCGTGTGATTCGTACTGGAAACTGATTTAAACCCAAGGATTCATCTGTAATGGTCACAATATCCATCGGCTCAAGTCGGCAGTACTTCCAACCTAGTTCAAACTCATACTCATTTCGAACATAAAGTTTTCGCTGTAATAGCAATTGCACCGCATGACGTGCAATTTTCGGCTCACAAAAAAAGTCAAACTTAACTGGATCTTGTGTACGCAGACCAAACATTTCAATGTTGGCTTGGTCCTTGGCTTCAACTGTTTCCGTATTGTACTGGTTGAAGCGATTCACATACTCGATTTGACAATGATTATATGCGTCAGTATCACGGCTTCGTCGTACACGTACTGGCTGATCTTCACCTAAAAAATCATCATCAGTGAGGTGATATACCGGTTCAAGATTTGGCGTAAATGTCACGCCATTACCCGTCACTGCACTGTCACCGTATGAACGGATTTTTAATCCATCTGGACTTGGTACCACTGCACAATTTACCGCTTCCACAATTTCATTGATAATTTCAAATGCTTCACGTTGTTCTGTCAAAGCAGGACTGATCAACAAATTGGTGGCAGCACAATACGTCCGAAATTCAGATAAATCTGCCATATTCAAGCTAGGTGCTGCACCATAACGTGGATTCGTGATGAAATCTTCAATCACGTCAGCAGGATTGGCATCATGGATCGTTTCTGAAAAGGTAATATCGCTAATCACTTCAAAATTATGATTCGATAATGCCGCACTACCGCCCAAATCATAATTTGCACATGCCACATATCCAAGGAATGGATAATGCACCGCTTCATCGGGATGCTTTGATGCTAAATAACCCCAAACAGGATTGTGATCACCATCAAAGAGTTCAAATCCAACTTGATCTATTGGCTTGAGCTGCACACCGCCTTCAGTTTTGGTGACGATCTGTTCTTTATCACGCCAAATGATGCCAATATCTTTAATTTTGTTTTCACATAGACCCAACATCAAAGATGCTGAATACGTATATGTTGTATTTTTGGTCTTAGTTTTACCACCTTTACCACCAGATTTAGTGGTCGTTGTATGGGCAGTGGATTTAAAATCACCATACCAAAACATATTCGCTGCAACCCGATTTTTGCCATAAACAAGTGGCTGTGTCAGACCATACGCAGATTGCTGAATGCGCATCGAATTGATGCGTTTATCAGACGTACTGACAGTTGTGCTTCCAAATATTCCGCCCATTATTCTTTTAGCCTCTTCATACGAAAAAAGCCCGCAATTCTGCGAGCTAGACTTCCTTTTGTGCCATCTTGGAGTATTACTCCTTGATGAATATAGGAGTGAATAATCGTTGGCCATTCGACGACAATTGCACCATGACTGATGCACTTGCCAAAGTGGTATAAAACAATGTCACCAGGTTGTGGTTCATCGACTTCATCACACACAGATAAAACATGCTCTAAATACCGTTGTCCCATTTGGTGCATGTGCCAATCTGGTGGATATGGACGCGGATCTAAATGATCCATGAGTCCAACTTTTTCGTAGACTTCACAGATAAGCGTTCCACAATCGACACCCACACCTTTGACACGCCCCTGATGATGGTATGGTGTGCCGAGCCAAGTCATGGCTTCAGCAACGGCTTCGAGGTTTTTCATTAGAATGTCTCTCTGAAATGAACACACCAGTTATATAGCGGTTTCCCATCAACAATTGATGTATATGTGCTTGAGTCTCGCAATTGACCACGCGGGACATTTTCTGCAGAGCGGGGTGATATTTGACCCTGCATCGCGTAATCAACGCGGCCACTTGTTAAGCTTGCACTTGTTGTTAATATGACCTTGTTGCCTACAATTGATTTTGACGTTATCGATATTTCAGTATTTTCATTAAATATCTGAAATCCCCAGTTTGAGTTTTTCGCTGTCATATTCACAGTATCAGCTACAAGATTGCCAACACAGTTAAAAGTAATTTCAATTGTAGTAGCATCTTTTTTTACAACAGCTGTTGGCATTAGGGGTATATATTTTTTACCAACAACAATATTACTTAACGCCTTTGCAAAATACTCACCAAGTTTGTAATGTCCTTTCGGGTCGTAATGCAGATAATCACTAATAAACGAGCAATGATACCCCGCACTCACAAGATGAATGTTTGGATTATTTTTTGCAGCATTATATAAACCAAGCACACCGTTCACACTACTAAAGAACGAACTCGGTTGAGATACTAGTAATTGCACATCCGCACTTTGCCCTGTTCTTGTTTTAATATCGCTGTTTAACTGTGTGTAAAAAGCATCTAATTCAGCTTCATAATTTGGATTATTGTGATCGGCTTCACCGTGCACAAAAATTATTGCAGGCACATACGCTTTTAAGCCTTTTTTGTTTGCTACCCAAACGCCACGCTCAATACCAGTCATTAGGTTTGTATAAGGCACTGTACCGCTAACAAGATCAGTTAAATACGATGCACCCCGACCTGATGTAAAACACAAAATTTTGGAGTTAATACCCATTAATTCTGTTTGTCGTGCTAACGCTCTGCCTGTACCCTCAATCGCTGACGTTCCGCAGTTTGCGCTATCAATAATCGTTTTTAACGGTTGAAAATCCGTTAAAGTGCTGCCATTTACGACGTTCTCTAAATCTCTAATAAATCCTAAACGAACGTCTGTACCTGCAAACATAAACAACCTATCACCGTAGGGGTTGTCATACATAAACTGTTCAGGTACAGCGCCACCAACGCCAGCTCCACCAACACCGACGGAGTTTGATTGACCGTAACTTGGCAATATAATCAATAAATCATCTGCACTCGGTATGCGCTTAACTTCATTTGACAACCTTGAAACCGCTAAACTTGTTACACCACTGATACTACTTACATCTGCATGTGTAACTGCACTGTTAGCAACTTTATGCGCGGTTAGATATTTTTTAGGCGAAATGTCATCCAACAATTGCTCTCCGCTTGCTGACACTTCATACAGTTTGTCGCTATTCAAATATACAGACGATCCGGAATTAATTTGCAATGTTGTAGAGGGTATCAACCCTGAGATTTCTGAAAGAATTTCACTTTTAATTAAAGTTGACTCACTACTTCTTACGCCCTCAATTTCACCATCGAAGAATCCATTTACTGAATACGCTTGGCCAAAATTCACAACAAAAATAGGTAGTTGATACGATGCACCGACATAGGCATTTGGGTCTGTATTTACATCACTATAACGACCTACCTTGAAAAATGGTGATGGGTCTGTGATAGATGCAGAAACAGGAAGATTTCTTAGATCAATCCAAACAACCTGAAAATTTGTCGTTGGAATTGTAATTGAGTGCGCTGGAATCGCTAATCCATGGCGTCCTAAGATTGTATTGTTATAATTAAAAACAATAACATTATTCCAAGCTAAAAGTCGCAAATCTTTGTCATAACTAATTTTAGTCGTCGCTGTACCTTTTAGCCAAACAACTGGTAGTGAACTTTTAAATGAGCCTTGTATGTCGAGTAAATCTGCACCCACTTCAGCTAAAATTTCCGTTTTTAACATTTCGCTTTCTGTGCTTCTCACACCCTCAATTTCACCAACAAAAAAACCATTTAATGGACCAAAATCATTCGAGTTTCTATAAAAAATCGGAAGCTGATGTGGCGCACCTGTATAAGCATTTATGGGGTCAGAAATACTGTCTTGATATCGCCCAACTTTAACAATCGATACTGGATCAACTGTTCCGCTTTCAGGAATAGCCGATAAATCGATCCAGACAACATTATAAGTACTTGATGGAATTGTGATGGAGTGCGCAGGAAGCAAAAGCGCTGTTCTTTTAGATATAGAGCTACTATTAATATTAAGAAGCAGTGAACCCGACCATGATAATGTTCGTGTTGTGCTGTTGTATGACACTGCTACTGATGATGATGTTTTGAACCACGTTGCAGGATTAATACTTTTTAATGCTTCCAATTGTTCTTTGCTAACAACACCGCTAATGAGTTGACTCAACCCATTCTTAAACTGCGCTTCTGTCACATTTGGACCAGTTAATTGTTCAGGCGTAGGTAAAGGCATTTCTTTTCCCCATAAAAAAACCCAGCCAATGGCTGGGTATGGATTCATACAAATTTGGTTAAACTGCTGTTTCAGGTACTGGTATAAATGGCGCACCACGGAAACGAGAGAAATTATTAAAACGGTTTTGGCAAGTTTCTAAACGTTTATCACATCCTGGATAAACCTTGATTCGTTGCCCTACCTGCGGTGCTTCCAACAATGGTAAAGTCAATAACAAAGCGCCCGATTCATGCATGCGAATCGTCCGTTTTAGCCCTGCATTACCACCGTCCAAGAATTCAACGACACCTTGAGTAAACCATCCTTGAGGCTGATTCACCTGGCATAAAATCCGCGCTGAAGTACTGCCTGATTCAATAGTTGTCTGCACCATAAAGTTTTGACGCAATAGACCGCATGCCGTGTCAAATAGCGTGTTGGTACAACTTGGCTGATACAGATTTCGTGGCATTTGCACATTCAATTCATCCAGATCTGATGCAACACTGGCTTGAATTGAATTTCGATCTAAGTCAGGCTCAATGATTCGACCTTCAAACAACTTAATGGTGCCGGCACTGGTGTCCGTTGGTGTATTCATGTCCATAAATATGCGCTCTAACTTAAATCGAGCGCCATCTAATTGGCCATTGTGAAAGGCTTGAACTACGTTGATGCCGTTCCATTCATTGTCATCAATACAATTAATACTGATCGATAAATTATCAACCTCAATACCCAGTGACAGACTGATCCCTTCACGACTGATGATGGGACCACTCGAACTATATGTTTGACCTGCAACAGTCAAATCAAAGTCATAATTCGTATATCGGAATTCATCACCTTGAACAGTGGTGATCGTATACAGATCAGCCATCACAAACTGATCAGCATCAAGTAACGCAATTAGTTTTTCAGAAGCTGCTCTCATACTTTATTTCCTAATGAACCGATCATATCGACCTTGTTGGCTTTCCATAATTTGCTCATGAAATTGGTGTATTGCTGTTCATCATCGGCAAATCGGCAACGGTAGTAATACGTACCCTTTACTTCAAATTTAATGCCCTGTTCCAATGGTTTTGAAAGCGTGACCATGCCTGACTTGGTGACTTGAGCTGTTGTGTCATCCCAGAACAGATCATCGTCGTTATCACTCCAAAATTGCTGATTGTCGTTTTCATTCCAAAACGTTGGATCAACCTGAAAAGTTGTCTCATCCTTTGTATGAGCCAAAGGAATCACGGATGTATGCATCTGCTTATACAACTGGAAACTGGTCGTACTGCCATCCCCTATGTAAGAACATGAATAATCACTATCCTCAGGCATTTTGAAAAGAAAGGAATCAAAAGCACCACGGCGCTCTAAAAAGAAACTTTCGAGCTGCTGTAGTTCATTCCTTCCTTTTGATTCACGTAAAAAAGCAAATGACATTGATATTTCATATTTTGGAACGGCCTGGTAACTTGCTCGAAGTTCCCTGCCGTTCACTGAAGTCATAATTTTGGTATTAAAAATGGGAGTCTTTGATAACTCCCATTCAAGACCTGGCAATTCAGGAAATAATACGTCTGACACAAATAACCTCCTTAGGTACCGAAATTACGACGATGGCCTTTCAATCCACTCGCTAATTCACGACCATGCTTTTCAAAGAAACGTTTAACATCACGCGAATCAAAAGCTTGAACAGTGAAATGATTCGTTGTTTGCTGACTAGGAGCTTGAGGCGTGCTGAATCCGCCATCAGATGTCAATGACTTCCCTAACGCACGAATCGTATTAGCATGCTGTTTAGGCAAGACCATTTCCTCTTCGTGCAATTGAGTCATTGGATTTACGCCGGCAGGAATATCATAGCCTCCTCGAGCAGATGCTACTTTACCCACGATTGCAGATACACCGGCAAAAGCGGCAATACCTGCTGCCACACCCAATGCAGGACCAACGATAGGAATAGCTGATAAAGCTGCCCAGGCTGCGGCCATGGCTTCCCACGCAGACATCATGATTGATTTAATGGTACCCATCAGTTTGATGCCCAGACGCGTAAATACACCAGTAGCTGTTGCCGCTGTCTTCATACTCTCACCAGCCACGACAGCACCAGTTTGGGCAGTTTGACCTGCAACTTCAGCAGCGGTTTCAGTTTTGATGAATCCAAGCTTTACGGCCAATCGAGTCGCTAAGCTTGCAGCGTACTTTTTCATTGGCGCTGTGATCATGCTTTGAATAAATGCCCCAGCCAGTTCTGTGAAAATGGCATTCATGGCATTTTTCCAAGTTAGCGTGCCATTCATCATGGCCTGAATGCCTTTGTCCCATAGGCCGGACATACGTGATGTAAGATCCCCAAACTTATCTTCAAAGTCTTTCATTTGAGCATCTGAAAGAACTCCTACTTGCTTGGTATCGGAAACCTTTTGATCAGTATCCAAATCAGAAATATTGTTCATAATCTGATTCTGATTGCCTTGTTTCCCTGAGATACCAGACATTTGGTTTTCAAGTGCAAGTCGATCCTCAAGCCCTCTGCGTTTAATTTCACGCAATTTGTCTTCTAGCTCTTTTTCAAGCCGTGCTTTTTGAACATTTGAAATCTTTTTAGCATCAAATTCAGCCTGGATATTAGCTTTATCTATTTCATAGGAGCGCTGCGCAATGAGTAGATCATTTTCAATGAGCTGCTCTTTGAGTTTTTTAATATCCTCAAATTCCTTAACACGCAAAGCAATTGTTTTATCGCTTGCCTCTTTTTCAGCGACAATTCTAAATTTTACTTTCTCAGCATCTGTGACTTTTGATTTCTCGATATCAGACAAAGCTTTCTTAAGATCCAGAGCAATCTTTTCTTCCTCTGTCGCAAACTTGTATCGGATATCGGCAAGTGCTTTAGCTGCTTGCTCAGCAGCTCTTTCCTTTGCTTTTTCATCAGCATCAGATTTAGCTTTTGCCGAACTTCCTTTAGAGTCTTTGACCCCTGTGCCAATACCCTTATTTGGGTTAAATGTTGGTGATGGTACTGGTAATGAAGGTTGGTCAATAGGGGTTGGGTTTTTTAAAAATAAATTTTTAAACCTCTGCCCTCCAGCTTCTGCACTGTTAGCAATAGTAGATCCTGCTGTACCCCAGGCATTAGCCGCATTGTTAACACCAGTATTCCATCCTATTTTTAGATTATTTAGACGCAACTGCATTCGAGATGAATATTGATCCGTTAAATTACTGATTTCAGACAAACCATTCTGCCACGCCGCCTTTGCACCCGAGAAATCAAAACGCAAGACATTTTCAACAATAGAACCAAAGGTTTTAAACTTTGTACCAAGCAAGTCCAAACCTAATTGAATCGTATCCTTAAACCCATCAAAAGTATTCACAACTGCGTTAATCGCAATATTAATTGCTTGGCACACTGTAGCAACGACCGCGCGAATAGCAGCAAAAGCAATTTCAATACTAACTTTCAGACCAACTGCCACAGCTGCGAATCCATTCATCGCACCAGCGACTAGATCCATAAACCCTACTTGTTGAATCGCTCCATCACCAATATCAGCTGTTAAATCACTCCAAATCCCACTGATCGTACTAAATAGACTTTGAACAATATCGAGAAGGCTTTCGAATGTTGTGATTATCGCCGTGACTGCACTATCAATACCCTCTCTGGATCTTGATGCAAAACCAAGGAAATCATTTGCTAGATTTGTTAGTGCTGGTGCTGCTTGAGCAGCCAGTCTTGTGAATACGCCGTCTATAGTTTGCTGAATTGTACTTAACGCAGTATTGAATTCCTTAGTCTTCGCAATTGCATCCTGATCCATAATCAAGCCAAGCTCATGCGCTTGATTTGAATATTGTTTCAACTTCTCAGCGTTATTCTCAAGCAATGGTGCCAATAGTGTTGCATCATTAGCGATTGACTCCATATAGAAAGTCATCTCAGCTTGGGATACGTTTGCTTTCTCTAACGTTTGATAATACTTTTCGAGAATTTGCGGACCAGTAAGCCCCTGAAACTCTTTAGCGGTTACACCTACCTTTGGTGCAATTTTTTCGAAGAAATCAGCCATTTCTCCGCCACCAGTTTGCATGAAGTCACCAAACTTATCATTCACATCTTTCATGATGTCAGATAGTTTGTCCTGTTCAACCATGACTGATTTAGAGGCAAATGCCCACTCTTGAAACTCAGTTGTTGTTGCATTAGCTAAACGTGCTTGATTTTCAATTTGTTTTGCTGTTTCACCTACTTTTGCAACTATGTCTGGCAATGCCCCAATACCATCAGCAACACCTTTTGCAATCTCCTGACCGATACCAAGAAAAAAACCACCCCTGATTAGCGAAAAGCTATTGGTTAAAGATTTTGATATATTTTCTCCAGCATTACGCGCCTTCTCTTGAATGCCTTTAGCAAAGTTATCAAATTGAGACCGTACTCCTGAAAAATCAAAAGATAACTCTATGTTTTTTGTTGAAGTTTCAATCCGTTTAGCGCCATCACTAACGATCTTTTCAGCATCATCCATGCCTTTTTTAAGGTCGGAAGTCTTCGCACCAACGTGCACTTCCACTCGATTGTTGCTCATAATTCCTCTCTTACAGGCATAAAAAAACCGCCATTAAGGCGGTTCTTTAAAATCTATGGATTATCAGAATTTTTATCTTTAATTTTTCGTACCCAAGAATAAAACTGCATTATCTCGGCTACTTGTTTCAGTCACTGCATATAAAGTTTTGTCAGCTGAATCATAATAAGCCACACCCTTAACAGACTGTCCTGCCAGATAGCAAGGTGAATAACCAAAAACTAAATCAACATTGTAGTAAGGTGCATTTTCTTCAGCTGCTATTTTCCCTGAGAACGTACAGCCACTTTGTCCTTTACCTGAAATCACACCCGTATTTGAAATAGTTAAATTCGCATCTTCAATACCTTGTACAATCGCCGATTCTCCATAATAGGTGCCTGCAATTGTCGCTAGATTGGATGCTGTGTTGTTTAAATCCGTTTCATATACGGTATCGAATGTAACCTGATTTGAAGGCGAGTATGTAATTGTGCCTTTCAGGCTCTTCTTGGAATCAACTGTTCCACTAATTGATGTGCTGTAAACGGCAGCACCACCAAAATAAAAGTCTTTCCCGCTATTGGCTTTTATCGTATTACCAGAAACAGTGAAGTTTCCAGTCATGAATCCTGTAACACCAGCAGAATAAGGTGGTGAATATAAGAACCAGAATTTATTATTTTTATCCACCAATCCAACTACATTCTGTTCTTGATTGGTCTTTCCAGTATAAATACCTGTGACTTCAGCCTTTGATACTGGTGGGTTGTTACCATCATTATTGGAAGATGAAGAATCACCCCCACCACCTCCACCACAAGCAGCCAAAGTGAAAGCTAAAAAACTCAGCCCTAATACTTTTTTCATGGTTTTATCCAAGTTGTTATAAATTTCAAACAAACTTTAACCAACTCAAGTATATAAATCAATCAGGGCAGCCTTAGCCACCCTGAGGAAAGTTCTGCAGATCCGCAAACAGATCATCTTCATCATCGCTTTGCGTATCATCTGAACCGGTACTGTCATCAATCCCCATAAATGCTTCAAGGATCCGACACAGGCGCTGAATACCAACATGGCTGGGAGGACACTGCTTGTGATACGCATTCAATGCTTTGACTCTTGGGAAATCCAATTCATTACGCACATAGTCGTAATCCTTGCCCAATGTCAGCACCAAATGCGTGTACAGCTCCTCCCAGTCTATTCCCCCGAATCAGTGGCCTGCTCGTCTTCACCTGTATAAACCAAACCAGAAGCCCCCATGACCGTTTCAAATACGGCATTCACGTGACCAACGTCAAGCAGTTCATCAGCAACAAATTCACGTGTAATGTCAGGATAATTGCGCTTTAAAGAGCCATGCGCAACATCTACCACTAAAGCAAAGTCACTTGGATCAAAGGTTTTAAGCTTCGGCATCAGCTTTTCAGCAGTACCTAAGGACAACGGCGCAAAAATCCAAATCTGGCCATTAATTTTAAGCGGGTTACCACGTGGGTTTTCGACCTGGTTAAATTGCATCTGGTATTACTCCGATGTTGTCCATTTGAAGACACGGCCTAAATCATCGGCCATTGGCTGGAATTCAAACTCAGGTAGATCGTAATCATCCTGTTTTGAACTGAACGCAAGCTTATTGCTGACACAGCGGAAGAATTCCATACCAAAGAATTTACCTTTGTAGTCACGGAATAGATCAACACTGAATTCAGGTGTATAGCCCATATCCAAGTTGCTTACGACACCTGACTTGGCACCTGCCACCGTTGCTGTGTATTTAAAGCTGATAAATACCGTTTTACCTACATCAGCAGTTGCGAAGGTATAAACACCTGCTTCAGACACACTGTACTGACCTGCAACTGGTGCACTCGCTACACGCTTTAATGGAATCGCTTTTGCATCAGTCACGCCTAAATCTTTCACGAATGTACCGCTATTCGGAACGACAGGTGTTACTGAGGCTGCAACGACTTCACCATTGATGGTTTGTGCGACTGCAGTAATACCACCTTCAGTGACCACGCCACCAAAGAAAATGGAATTCAGCAATGCGCCGTTGATGCGACCCATGGTTGCTTTACACTTAATCGAACCTTTACCGCGTGCGGCATCCACGGCGAACTGACCACGGCCATAGAGTTCTTTTAAGTCATAGCTGATATCAACTGACGTTGACTGCAGTACGCCCACTTCAACTGGTGTGCCGTTGGTGATTGGATTACCGTGCACATCCTGTAATGGTGTGGCAAAGATTTTACCGGCACCAAATAAATATTGAGCCATATCGACCTCTTAAAAATGAGAAAACCGCCGTATTGGCGGTCATGGAATTTATGAATTGCTTTTTAGGTAGTGGTGAGGATCCGAATCGGAATAATGGCAATCCCTTGGTCATCGAGCATGTTTTCTACTGCTTCAAAAACTTCGATCGTGCCCTCGATCCAGCAATGCTCGACCAATCCCCCTAAGGTTTGGTATTCGCACATATCAGGATGATCAGGTGCAAGCCTGGCACGTACGTGATCAATCATCTGATTCAACTGTACCGACGGCGGTATCGTTGGATCTGATTCATGAATGTAAACGTACACTTCCGCTTCAAGTTCAACCTTGGCATCCAAACCCTTGATAGGCACTTCGGTTTGATTGCCTTGCGTCACGAATAAAGCTGGACGCTCTTCAGGTGCAACATGATTGAAATGCTTTAAACGGCGACTTGTGGTTTTAATCCCCTCGATGCCTGACAAGCGATTAAACAATGCCTGGTAAATGGCTTCACTATTCACTGCTTAATCCCCTTTCAATTGCAGCATCAATATTCTTCGGCACAATCTTCGCCACTTCATCCAATGAATCACGCATAAAACGGCGCTCTTTCATGTCGACTTTACGTGAATGGGCTTTGATCATGATTTGACGTGGTGTGATTGGCTGACCAAAGACTTTCTTGATCATCCGAAGATGCGCCTTAATGGCCATCACACCTTTTAAGCCAAATTCATGAGCAAAGGCGTATGGTACCAAAGCACCACCGGCACCGACTGTACCCTCGATCCAATCCTTATCCTCTTCCACCTTGGATGAAACGGAACCTCTTAAACGCCCAGACTGCACATTCAAACGCTGACCTGTCAGCATGTCTTCCTGAATAGTGCGCTGAAGTTTAAGTGTGAGTGCATTTACCGTGCGCCGTATTTCAGCACGTACACGTTCATTGACCTCGTTAAAATCAACATCAGCATCAACACGGTAATCACTCATACATCACCTACTTTGCAGCAGCAGTTTCCTTTTTAGGTTCTGCTTTGGTTTCAGGTACCGCACGTGTAAAACCATGTGGTGCCAAGATGTGTGCAATGTCGTTATCCGACTCGATCACACCGTCTTTAACCTTGTATGTGGTACCTGCAATTTCAAGCGAAGTCGCTTTAAAATTTTCAGGCGCTTTATACTTAAATGACATGCCTTGCTCCTAAACAACGAAAGCACCAACACCCAAACGATTGAGATTGGTACCATCATTGCCAATTGGAATTGAATTTTTTAATGCCAAGTAACGCTGACCATAAATGCTTTGGTTGTAAAACGCATCGGTACCCGAACGTGAAAAGCTCACGCTCTGACCTGCAATGGTCATACTCGACGCATCTGAAAAGCTGTTACCTGACTTTGATTTGAGTGCAACCTTAAGAATATGTGCTGCATATAGACCCACAGCACGTTCTTTCAGATCACCAAATTCAAGTGACTTCACAACGAGATCCGCTTCCTCTAATGCGTCTGCAATTTCTGCATCCAGTAGATTCATCAGCGCCGTGTCGTACTTAAACTTCAACTTAAAAGCTTGTGGGTCCATAGCTCACCTTACTCAGTGGCTTGAGCAAGTTTTTCTTGCAACTGCTCAAGGGTTTCATCTTCAGCAAAGGTGATTTCAAGATCAGTCAGTGCTTTACGCACATCATCAATCGTGAGCTCAGCAGGCTTGGATTCATCCTTGCCTTTACCATCATCTTTGCCAGATTGAGCGCCTTTACCACGACCCGAAGCAGGTTTTGAATCACCAACCTCTGCAATTTCTTCAATGGTGAGTTCACCAGCATCAATTAGATGCTTGGCAAACTTATTCTTTTGAAGCGCTTTGTGGTGATTGGCTTCAACTACTACGGCGATACCTTTAGGTAAAGTCACCAGGCCTGCAAAAACAAAAGCGGCATTAGAGCCGCTGTATGTGTATGAATATTTAGCCATGAGATTTTAATCCTTATGCATGGTCAAGGTAACGAAGTGAATCAACACGCTTCAGCCAAACGCCTTGGTATTTGTAGTGACCAGGTACAAGCACATCTAAGCCTTTTGGTTGCGCCGTCAAGAACTCAACGCTGTTACCTTTAAACTGGATGCATGATGGATCACGGCGATAGATGATCGAACGGTCAGCACCAGCGGTACCTTTACCATTGCCACGACCAGAACCACGAATAGTTAATGTTTTGCCTTGAGTGGTGAAGATGTTGTTTTCTTCAATGTACTTCAGGAATGTTTTACCACCTGAGTTTGGTACCACACGTGTTGAAAGGTGTGTGTATTGCGCTGACGCCATCAGGTAGGTATCAGGTTCAATGGATGCATCACCGTCAAACAAGTCTGTCGAGCTTGCCAACGAGTTATTGAAGTCAGATAAAACTTCTTCAATGGTCGCCGTAGACCAATCATGCTGACCTGTCACAATAGTGACGCCTGTTTGGTTTAAGAAGCCATTCACCTGTTCAAGTTGACCACTCGCATTGGCTTTGGTGTAACCATACCAAGCCACATTCGACATGTGCTTTTCAGCTGCTAAATTTGCAGCCTGAACTTTATCCGCTTCAAGCGTGAGGTTCATTTGCTGTGCGGTCGCCAATTCAACCACTGAATATTGGTAGCCAATCACACCCACTTTCACTGGTAGGCTTACAGTATCGTATTCAACTTCTGCAAGCGGAATATCATCACCAGTACCAGCATAGTCTTCGCCGATACCCACGCCTTTTTTACGAGACAGGATTTCACCACCACCATAAACCGCATTTACATTGGTCACTGGAATGAACTTGGCATAGTCAAGGACCTGTGCAAGCTGTGGTGTAATTTCGTTTTGTTCTTCGATCTTTACGAAGAGCTGTGCCAATGCATCCATGTTGAACGCATCGCCAACTTGTGCCTGAATGGCATGTGAAACCGGTGTTAAACGCGCTTTCATTTTTGCTAATTTGCTCATGTGTTATTAAGCTCCACGAAGATTAAGAAGGGCTAAACCATCGGCACCTGTCACGGTTTCCCATGCTGCACCTGGTAATACTGTTCCGTCAGTTGCTGAGCTCGACAAAGAACCCAACGGCGCTGCTGTGGTACCGTTTGCAGTTTTTACGTAAACCGCAGCAGTAATGTCTGTGATCGGCGCTGTAGGCTTGACCCAAATCGCACCTTCAAACATCACAGGCAACATATCAGCCGCTTTATAGGCTTCTTTACCAGCCGCCGTTTTGCCTGTTTTGCCAACGCCGTGGCGTACCACCACACCAAAACGTGTAGGTGTAGCACCTGACACAGCCGTTACAGATTTGCCATCAGTCGTGCGGACAACCACATCACCATCATTGACTAAAGTCAGACCTGAAAGTGGTAAGGACAGTACAACCTCTTTGGCAGTTAAACGGCCACGTTGACCGACTACCGCATTTAATTGCTGAACCATGATTAAAGTTCCCCTTAAATTGTTTTGTATGCAGCAGACTTGTCATAACCCTTATTTTCTTTAGGGGCTTGACCTTGGTTTTGCTGTTGTTGCTGTTGATGTAATGCATCACCGACTGCATTGCCTGGTGTGGTCGACTTCACTGCTGACAGTGCGCGGAAGACCGTGTCGATCTGTTCAGGTTTAGCATCACCGACGGCGACACCACCGAGTACAGCGGTCACCAATGTGTCACCTGCTTTGGCTGCAATCACATCACGTTTAATTTGTTCACATGAACAGCCTTCTGTTTTGATACCGGGTACCAATGCCACGGCGTCCGCAATCACTGACGCACGTTCAGCCACGACCTGATCAAGTTTTTCCGGTGTGATTTGGTTTTTTTCAAGATCACCGACTTTTTGCTTCAGTTCAGCATTTTCAGTCTGCAAGGTGTCAACCACTGCTTGTACAGCTGGCAATTCATCACCGATGGCAAATTGTTTATCACCGACTTTGAGTTTTGCTGCTTTTAAGTTTTCAAGCTGGTCTTCTTGTTGCTTTACAGCATCTGCTAGCGCTTGGTTGTCACCAATCTCAAAGCGAATACCGTTTACTTTAATTTCCATCTTTTTCCCCTTTGGGTTTGGTTTATGGTCACCGACGCGACAATCACCGCCACAGCGACCGTATTTCACCAGCGCCACGTGATTGCCTTTAAAATTGATAAATTTGGCTTGATACGGCGTACCATCTGGTGCCGTACCTTGTTCAAGGACAAGATCAGCCGCGTAGCCCAATGAAATCTCAACGCGCTCATTGTTCTGAATAGCATTAATACTGTTCTGATCTTTGATAATCAGATCACCGACCAAGAAATCACCTTCTTGGCGCACGTTAAAGCATTCGCCAATGTGGTATTCCTTCCAGTTGGAAACATTGATTTCATTCTTAGGTGGGTGATAGTCCGTTGCATCTACGCCGTCGAATCCTTTAATGACTTCCGGTTTGAATAGATCCTCTGCTGCCACATAGACATTGATGACCTGATCCGCTGAATAGCCTTCCAGATTTGGAAATTCATAAGCGTAGTACTGACGGACTTGCGGTGCTTTGGCCAAACGCACATTCACGCACTTCAGATACCCTTCTTGAGTAAATGAGCGTGTACTTTCGCTTGGTGCAAAGTCCCCGATTTTGAGTTGGTAAATGAGTTTCATAAATTGGGCTCAATAAAAAACCACCCTACGGTGGTCTGCTACGGTTTATTTGGTGGATAAACGACAATTGGCGGTGTTTCTATATCAGGTGGAATTGGTCTTGGTTTTGGCCGGTATCCACTTCCATTTTGACCATTAAAACAAGTACACGCCCAACACTTGCCGCACGGTTTAGATTCAGTCAATCAAGATATCTTCATAATTCGGCAACGCCGTGCATCGGCATCGAACCGGCTGACCAGGATGCCCTCCACTTGGTGGATCATCCCATCTAAAAGTCTTGCCATTTTTATGCCTGTGATCTGTTCGTACACGCTCATCTTGAGCTGACTGCCATACATAAGTTTCTACACCCATTGATTCCTGACGCTTCTTGTTGATAGCGCCGTTGATCTTGCCCATCTGGTCGGCTGCAATCAGTCGTGCACGAAAGTCAGTACTATGGCCGAGCTTTTTAATTTCCTGAGCCAGTTCCTCATTGGTCTGCCCTGTCTGCAAGGCATTCATCACCAAGGCTTCAAGCTTATCGGTGTACTGACTTGGAATCGATTTAATCAAAGAGACATTTGCAGCAATCTGATTATCGATTTCATCCTGAATATCAGAACCACGGAAAAACGGCGTAAGGTCCACACCAAGAATGGTCTTGGTATGACTGGCAATCTGCTTGTCCACTTCCTTACTGGTATCCATCACTACCTTAGTGGCCAAAGATACCGACACTTCAATGGTGTACTTCACCATCTTTTCACGTAACGCCGTGAATAGATCCGTCACCCAGCTATCACCAATATTTTGCCCTACAGTAGGTAAAACCAAATCCTTGGTTTGCTCTTGGCAATATTTGGAGATTTCCAAAAGCTGACGTGTATAGAACAGCTCAATACGGCGATTGACCTTGACGGCCTTAGGCTTTGCCTTACGTCCTTTCTTACGTTTCTTAATCTGCTGAAGCTGAGGCTTAAGGATCTGTATGATTGTCGTCATTCGCTGTCACCATTGTATCCAGCAATTTGATGTGATCCTCACTGATGACAGAGTAAACGCCGTCGATATTAAGCTGACGCGCAATCTGTGGCTCAGTGATGATGCCCATATTGAGATACTTTTCATCACGCTCAGCATTGGCTTTTTCCACTTCCGCACGGACTTTTGCATCCAGTTGCCAAAGTGGATTGAACACCACATTCAGCTCAGGAAATTGACGCCCAAAGGTAGACTGGCAGATCACGGCGAGAAACTTCATCAAGATCGGCTTGAGGTCCCATTCCTGCTTAGTGGCAATCGAGTCGTAATAATTACGAGTGTCATGCTCACCAGTAGCATTCATGCCTGCAGGTGATTGGCCAAACAGGATCGTGTAGGGAATATCTGCTGCGCCTGCCGTCTGTACTGAGAACTCACGCATCATGTCAGGCAAGCCAGCGAAGTTATACGTTTTTGATTCGTACTTTTCTTCAGCATCAAGAACCAGCATGCCGTTCAGGCTTTTCATTAAGCCTACTGACATGAAGCGCTCCATAACACCTTTCATATCCTCTTTGATCTTATCCACCAAGTTCGGCGTTTGAATGACGTCAATCTTCGATTCATGAATCAGGCTGGCAGATCCACGCTTTACACTGGCATGGTCAAGTAGATCCTCATAGACTTCCTGCAGAATGCTTTGCGGTTCCTCATTCACTACATCAGCATGCGCAATACGAATTAAGCGAGAATAGTGAATGCGCTTTTTAGCCTCATTCCCCATTTTCATATCGTAGAATTCAGGCTGTTTGAGCAATCCACAACATGCCGACGGCGGTAAATACGAGTTCTTATCAGGTGTGATGTATTTCTTTTTCACGACCGTAAAGAACTCTAATCGACCTTGGCCAAGCTTAGAAATATCTAAAGGTTGATCTAATGCAGCACCATCAGCCGTTCCAAGCAGAATGTATACAACGCCGTAGAGGCGAGAAAGAATCAGGCCTGATAAAAGCACATGCTCTAAATGAAACGCCTTACACGCTTCCTCAAGCCGTTTTAAATCATCACCCTGAATCCCTTCATAGAACCATCCAGCACGAAGCATGTCTGACGCAGGTCGATTGACGATACGGCGTGCGAGCCAGTTTTGGTAAACCGCTTCAAGCTGATCATCGTCAATGTCTTTCCGTACGAACTTACCATGCGAAGCCTTGTCACGCTCGGTACCAATATTCGATACCAAGTTTGTATATGCGCCAGCATCACCAATGGCATTCATTGCCTGTTTTACTGCATCTGCCACAAGCGTTTTAATTTTACCGCCTGTATCAGACTTTTTATCTTTAGCCATAAATACCTCTAATCAAATACAGTCGGCTTTTTCGCAAGTGAATCATTAATCGCATCAATTGTTGGATCCCACTGGTCATCATGCTCATGTGACATGCTGGCAGTCAGCCCTTCGATCTCTTCCACATAGTTCAATAGCCACGGCGCACTTACAGGCAACATGACGCGACCGTCTTCAACGTAGAACACCACATCCATGGTACGAGTCAGCTTGTCTGTATCACGCTGGATTGCCTTAATCGGTAACGTGGTATCACGCGAAATGTTTTGGATCAGCATCGTGCCTGATGCCTTGTCCTCGATGGCCATGTATCGAAGCTTGCCGATCTTGGTATTGCTTTCCTTGTGCTTATTGATGAAAGCCTTAGCTTCCTTAATCAGCTCAGGTGCTTCCCATTTGCCACGGCGCACGTCGATGATGTATAGGCGATTGTCATGCCCAAGGCCTGCGCACAAGAACACTGAATAGTCGTTGTGCTCTTTGGTTTTTTGCGCCGTATCTGCCCAAATCGCACGCCACTTGAGTGGAGGCAATTCGAGATAGCGACCAAACCATTCAGCCTTAACAAGGTCACCACCGAGCTTTTTAGGCTCTTGCTGGTACTGACTGCTGAACGTATAACGTGACACTGTAGCGCCGTCTTTATCCTGACCGCCTTTCTCTAACTGCAGTAATGACTGTAACGACTCTTTCAGTGGCCAATAGCTTTGACGCCCTTTCTCGTCACGCTCCACATCACGTGGCACTTTCTTCCGAATATGCTCAGGCAATGAGTCAATGTAATCATCATCAATTAATGCTGGTATCGAAATCTGATGCCATTTCCCTGGGACGTTGCCAGTCATTACGAAGTTAGTCGGATCCTCAACGTGTAGACGCTGCATGATCAGAATAATTGGGGTGGATGATCTGGCCTTACGTGAGTTGACTGTGTTCAGGATTTTACGATTAGCCTTGTTACGTGCCGTCTTACTGAATGCATCCTCAGGCTTAAGCGGATCGTCCAGGATAATCGCACCGGTAAATCCATTATCAGCCAATGTACCTGCACGGCGGCCCGTAACCTGACCACCCATTGAAGCAGAATACACATGCCCCGCTTCATAGCCATCTACAGTCGTTTTCCAACTTGCCTTAGCATCGGTACTGGTCGAGATCTTCACAGGCCATAAGCCCTGAAAATCAGCCGATTTCACGATATTTCGCGCCGTGGATGACACATCCTCTACAAGTGACTGCGAGAATGACAAATATAAAAATCGTGAACGCTGATTACGTGCGATACCACGTGCAATCAGATTAGTCAGTAATTCAGTCTTACCTGAACCTGGTGGAACGTTAATGACTAGGTTTTCAATGCGACCAGCAATGACTTCATCAATTGCCCAGGCAATGTATTCATGGTGCCAATTGACCGAGAACTTGAAGCCCATACGAGGCAGAAAAAAACGGCGCGTAAAGAATAAATGTTCTTTCTCGCACCGTTCCTGTTCGATCTGCATTTCCAACAAGCTAGTATTTACTTTCGAGTTCATCCATCACCTGTCTTACCAATTCTTTTGAGGCAGTTACATAGGTTGTATTTTCATTCTGTAATGGACCGCCGTCTGGACCAGTTATTTCCTGCTTAGTTGTGCGAGCGTCCGTTTCTTGATAAGCCAATTTCAGCAGATTTTGTTTGGATACTTTATTCTTCCCTGCATCCTCATACATTTTCTGGATTTCTTTCAGTCGAAATGCCTGGTTAGCAATTGGGATATCAAAAATATTCTTTCGAAAATCCTCACGTGTCTTTTCAAAAAGATCCTTTAGTTTCTTGCTAAGATTACGGCCTGCATACTTGGTCGGGTCGTAATTTTCACACTGCCGACGATCAATTTCGATGTTAAATCTTTGCATGACAGCATCTGCTACCTGTTGAGGTGTTTCAAAGCAGGCAAGAGACTGAACTATAAAGATTTTTACAGGCTCTTTAAGTGCCGCCATAATTACCCCTTTGTCATGCTACGTCATGCAAGAAAGCCAAAAAAAAGAGCCATTAGGCTCAATTAATTAGACAGTTCCCACAACACGCAGCAATATTCGTTTCAGATACAAACGGCGCATTCCTGGCAATTTCCAAAAGCCGTTTAACAGATTCGTCTGCACCCCATCGTCTGGTCTCACCAAAGAACACTTCGACATCGTGGCCAGCCAAGTAATGCTTAGGAAGCCCAGTCATATCGCTATAAATTATCTCGCCGTCCTCATCACGTTCAACGCCGATGTGATAAAGCTCATGTTCAATCAATCGACAGAATTCACGATCTGAAGCTTGTTCGCAATAAGTGGCATCAATGGTGATGAGGTATTGAGGTACAAAGCCGAACCAATCCCGCATCTGTTGTTCCTGACGTGCTTTCTTCCAGCCACCTACGTTAAACATCACCTTTTCACATTGACCTAGCACCATACGTTTTTTAGCTACAGCGGCAGATGAAGCCCATGCGAATGCAAGGAATTCTTCATTGTCGTGAAGTAGCTCAGCAATATGATCATGCTCCGGGTTATGAAGTTCACCACCTAAAGTAAGCCAATTATTAACGACCCATTCTTTAAGTTCTGGTGCAGGTGCCAAGCGAATAGCTTCCTCTTCCTCAGCTCGATCAATCAGATCCGACGGCGGGAATGGTCTGAACTGTTCCATCTTCTATTTTGAGATTTCAGAATCAATAACCATTTGTAATCCTCTCAAAAGAAAAAACCCCGCCAATATCTAGAATTGAGCAGGGTCTTATATGCCGTAATCCGTCCGGCAAATGCCACTGGAGTGGCGAGGGTTTATTCATCCAGCCATTTGCCACACTTACGACATTCGATCTGGATAAAAATATCCGACTCATAATCGTAGTGATGAAAGCAGAATAGGCGCTTTAAGAATCGGAGCATGCTTTTCTCCTGGCAACAAAAAAGCCCACATTTCTGTAGGCTTCTTTCCGATCAAGTGCTTAACTAACACTTCGATCACTATATCACAATAATTGCACAATACACCCTTGGAATCAAGCGCCAATTAGGCGACTTTTAAAATTATATTTGGTTGCCAGCCTCACTCTTCCAAGCATCTTGCAAGTCTCCACTTTGTAGGTAGAAATTCCTAGTTTTTCAGCAATCCTTTCCTCGCTTTTAAACTCTATGTAGTGCATCACAAGTACCCGCATCCATTGTTTAACCTTTTCGTTTTCAGTGGTGAATATCTCTTTCAACATATCCTCAACTGCCATTGCCTGGTACACATCAATTTTACAACGTGGCGGCAATCTCTGACGCTGATCAACTACCACCCCATTCTGCGAATCAATCAAATGACCTAGAATGCTTTTAGCGTCTAGATTTGTTTCATAGTTACCATCTAGCAACAACCAAGAGCCATACTGTTCAAATAGTTGCTCAATCGTATACTTTTCTCGATCAAGCACTTCCATAAAGTGTTTACGCCCTACTGCCGCATTCATCCCTATACCCCTAAATTTCTCTGATCTCTAAACCGTGTACCGACTTCATCAAGTGCTTCTTCAAACGGTAAACTGGCAAATTACGCGTCATCTTGCTTTTGACATCCTCAACAACCAGTTGCCCCTTTTCCCGATAAACAAAATCTGCAACATACTTCACTGCTGGCTTTCGTCTCGGCTCATTTTCAAACTTAACCGACTCAGCCAAAATGAAAGCCTTCTGCAATTCCAGATCCTTAATCTCCCCCGCACGCTCTAACAGTGACAAATCCCGATAGCGTCCCGCTTCTTTTTGACTATCGAAAGTGATGCCGTTAAGCACCACCTTCTTGTTGTTGTATTTAGTCACTGGCACCTCACAAATCGATCTGGTGCTTAGTAAGGCGAGCACCATTGTTTATTTGATCTTCCGCTTTCTGACGCACATCAGTGAGTGAGTCATTGGCACCTTGTCCTAGAACATCTGTTCTTTCTCGGGCCAGATAAACATCCACTTCTTCTAGCAAGGTGTTGTAACGCTTCTTGGATTCAGCCGCTAAATTCGAAGCTTCTTCCTGAATAGCAAATGCTTTATTTAATTCCTCTCTGCTATGAATCGGAGCATCAGGATCTTCTGTATCAAAATAATTTCGAAAATCCTCAAACCGGTTACACGCGTCTCGATGTACTTGTATCCAGTTAATAAACATTATCCCAATTTTTTCTAAGTCCTGATTACTCATGGCCACCTCGCAGGGCTTCCATAATCGCTTTAGGCGTTTCCACCACTTCACACGCTCTTTCCGCCAAAGTTGCATATCCAGCAATATCACGCCAATTGTCAAAATATTGCGGGTCGCCATTTACGGCTCTCGCGATTTTGTTGCAAATCATAAAAAGACTGGTTTTCTGCTCTGCGTTTAAATGCTCGTAGTTTGCGCCACATTCAACGATAGCCATGAGCTGCTGAGTTGTACTAGCCACATCGGAATAATTTCCATAACGAGCGCCACGTTCGTTTAAAGTGTTATCTATTTCACTCATCTCTCAATCACCACTGTAGTCGGCGCTATATGATTGCGAATATCACTTACATAATCCGTGCGGTCGTGGTCGGCTAGAGCGGCTCGGAGGTAGGAAATCCTAACCGCTCCTTGCATATAGTCTGACGTATAAAACAAGCCATCCCACGACTTAGCCCACTCAGGCGCCCCATCCACAATTTGACGCATTTGTTCGATTGTTAAATTCATGCTGCTGCTCCTTGCTCATCACTTTCCACTTCAAGCATGGCCCACTGAATTTCATCCCACTTAGTCAATGAAAGCCCTGTCTCCATCTTCGATATTTCTGAAATATACTGTCTTGAGCAGTCGAGCTTCTCAGCCAGCGCCATACCTCTACCGCGTCTTTCTAATAACCATTCACGCAAGGCTTTATTTAGACTTTTCATCCTTGCACCCCAAATAGCTGCTTTGTCTTTGGTGTCAGGAAATATCTATATTCATCATTTCCACCACCAATTGCCCCAATTAACCCAGCCTGAACCAATGTCTTTAAATAACGCTGAGTGGATCGAAGAGTTAAATACGGCAACGCCTGGTCTCTTATTTCCTTCGATGTCGCAACTGGTGTGTTTCGAATCACCAGCAAGACATCAATTCCGCGATTCAAGACAGCCGCTTTGCTAAAGCTATGGTCTCGCTCACTACTCACGCTGCACCCCCGAATAAATCACCTTGTTTTTCTGCCTGAGGATTAATCCAAAGAATTTCTTCTCTTTTTTCAGATCCTGCTTGGCCAGAAGCAGCTACAGACTTGATGACTTTTTTCCAATTCAACTCCTTATAAATTGGGTGCTCATACCCACATAAAATCACTTTGCCTTTGCACTGCTTAAGCACATCAATCAATTGCTCATGATCAGCATTTGTCATCTCATGGCGATATGCTCTACCCCCAATTGTTCTGGTTTCGTGAACATAAGGAGGGTCAATAAAAAATAATGTGTCTTCCCTGTCGTGATCTTGAATAACCTTGATCGCATCACGGTTTTCAATCAGCACTTTTTTTAATCGTGCAGCAGCTTGAATAATTATTTCTGGTTGGCGCTGCCAGATGGTCACGATGTCTGACCCACTTCTAGCGGTATCTAGGCGAAAGCCTGTTTTAGCTCTGGTGGCCCCAGCTGAGCCAAAACCCATTTGAGCGCGAACCACTAAACGTCTAGCACGCTCAATTCGATCGCTTGTTTCATCTCGCGCATTCAGAAACTCAACTCTTGAATATGGAGTAAGTTCGATTTGTTGAGCCAATTCCTCTGCCAGCTGCTGGTCTCTTAAAATTTCAAAAAAATTCACAATGTCCGAATCAAGGTCGTTATAAACCTCAATTCGACTTGGTGTTTTGCTTAGCAGCACCGAAGCACCACCGCCAAATGGCTCAACATAGGTTTCATGTTTAGGAAAGTGGCTAATAATCCAATCAGCTAAACGAAACTTTCCACCGTGGTACCGGATAAGAGGATGATTCATTTTCACACCCCACCCCCTGCGCTTTTACCAACACGCTGATCATTCCAGTTGCATTCCACAACGGTCAGATAGCCATGCTGTAGGCGTGACCAGAGACGATCACCCAGATCGGTTTTCAGTTCTTCAATGGTCATGTTTGAAATCAGCATGGTCGGCTTCATGCGGTCATAGCGTGCGTATAAAACCTTGTGCACCAGCTCACGGCGCTTATCACGGTCATGCAGTCCGTACTCATCCAGGATCAACAAGTCATATTGAGTGAAGTCATAAATCACAGACTTCTCTGTAGCGTCCGGCTGCTCCCATGCATTCATGATTCGCTGCGCCATATCCTCACTGGTGATGTAACGCGCATACTTACCCTTGTTGAGCAATGTCCGAGCCGTAGCGCAACTCAAATGCGTTTTACCTGTACCTGTGGGACCAACCATGATCAGGTTGTTTTTATCCCCGTTCAGGATGCTCTTGGCGTATGCCACGATTTGGTTCAATGCGTTCTGATGGCCTGCATGTTTGACCAGATAATTTTTAAATCCTGACTGAGCATGGCGTTCTGGAAGCATGGCACCTGCAAAATGTTTTTCACGTACCATACGATCCACTTCGGCCTGTGCGTTTTGGCGCTGCTGCTCAGTAAACTCTACGGCGCACTGCGGGCAAATTTGATGCGGGCCAGCCTGAACCATTTTCACCTGGTGCTGCTGGCAGATCGCCTGCACTGGTTTCAGTGGAATTGAAAGTGCTGATACTGCGTTCATTCAAAGTCCTCCGGGATGTCGACCTGCGTATTCACTGGAGCATGCTGTGGTGCTGGTTGGTTGTTCCAGGCTGCATTCACGTTCAGGCTTGAATTTGGTTTTTCAGTGTGTGAGTAACCAGAGGTCTGTTTGTTTTTGCGCTCTGCTTTTTCCAGGACCCTCTCAAACTCTTGGATAATCCACTGTGCAAACTTCCGATGTTTTTGGTTGTCAGAGAGCTGAAAATTCTTCTCGTGGTGTGTGTTGAAATTCCCCAAGTGGAATTGGAAATCTTCCATGGCCAGAATCTCATGAACTCGGTTTGAGAATTTTGATGTTTTCAGAATCGAACCTAGAGTTTCCAGATTGGGATTCCAGGTTTGAACATTTGGATTTTCTTCGTGCGCGTCACACTCTTTAAATTTTTCTTTAATATTTTCTTTAAATGTTTCTTTAATAGTGCCCCGTTCAACGGGACTACCCCCGTCCCGTTTGATGGTACTACCCCCGTCCCGTTTGATGGTACTACCCCCGTCCCGTTT